GGCCAGACCAAGGACATGTTCACCGATGCCTTCTCTGGCATGAATGACGCGCTGTACAACTTCGTGACCACTGGCAAGCTGTCCTTCTCAGATATGGCCGCGACGTTCGCCAGTTCCGCGCTGAAGATGCTGATTCAGTGGGGTACGGCTCAGGTAGCCATGGCTGCTCTGAACGCCTTCACCTCGACGGCAGCCATTCCTATCGTTGGCCCGTTTGCGGCGCCGGCGGCTGCGGCTTCCGCCCTGGGGGCCGCGGGCAGTTTCATGGGGATGATCGGCTCTGTGGCCGGTATGGCGCACGACGGCATCGATGCGGTACCGGAAACCGGCACCTGGTTGCTGCAAAAGGGTGAGCGGGTTACTACTGCTCAGACCAGTGCCAAGTTGGATCGTACGCTGGAGCAGGTCGCGCAAGGCGGAGGGGCAGGCGGGAAAGGCCTGACCGTAAATCTCATCGAAAACCCAAGCAAAGCCGGCCAGGTAGAGCGCGGGCGAAACTCAGACGGCTCGGAATCCCTGAACCTGTTTGCTGCGCAGATCCGTGCGGGCGGTAACGAAGCGTCAGATACGTTCGAGTCTGTTTACGGGCTCAAGCGAAGCCCTGGCTAAAAGGTGATCCATGACCCCAATCGAACAGTGCTACGCCTCTGGCGGAGACATGATCATCAAGACCGTCGAAGTCCGGGCAGAAGGAGAGAGCGCCACACTGCTGTTTTCTCAGGGCTTCGATGACTGGACGTGCGGTACCGAGGACGGCAGGGAGCTGACCTTCCCGGGTGTGGCGATGGGGGATGCGCTGCCCAAGAGTGACGGCAGCGGATACCAAAGCTTGAACATCGAAATTGATAACACTCTGGGCAACGTGCAGAAGGTCGTCGAGGAATACCGGCTTGCTGGGAAACGGATTTACATCACTCACCGCGAATACCTGCTGAGCGATCTGAGCTATCCAACATCGATTTACCACCTCACGGTGCTGGATCGAGAGTACGCCGATAACACCGCCAAGTTTTCCTGCGGGTTCTTTGACCTGCTGAACATTGGGTTCCCGCGAGACAAGCTCACCACATTGGTCGCACCTGGCCTGAAGTATATCTAACCATGCTTAAACACTACTTATCCGCCCCTTACCGGGATGGCGGCCGGGGACCTATTGCCTTCGATTGTTGGGGGCTGTGCATCGCGGTTCGCCATCAGCTGCTGGGCCTGCCTCTGCTGCCCAGCCTGGGCGCTGTAGGCAAGGACCGGCTACGCGAGAACACCCACGCTTACCACGACCTGAAGCAGGGCATGGAAACGTGCCCTCCAGAGGTCGGCGCCATTGCGGCGGTGTTTCGTGGCGCGCTGTGCCTGCATGTCGGCGTGGTGGTCGAGGCTGATGGCAGGCTCAAGGTGCTGGACACCAACCCAGGCGGTGCACGACTGCGCACCGTCCGTGAGTTTGAAACTGACTTTCCAAGGGTGGTCTTCTACCGTGATCGAATTTTTCCCGAACAAGATGGCCGGCTCGGCGCCGATGGTCACGTACACGACTGATCGGCGCATGACGCTGGAGCAGTGGCTGATCGAGCAGTCGCCCAGCTACCAGCGGATGGAGTCGCCTCCGATCAGCATTGTGCTGAATGACGAACTGATTGAAGCGAAGCGCTGGCACAAGGTGGTTTTCAAGCCGTCTGATCATGTCGAGATCTATCGCGAGCCCAAGGGCACTGACCCCTTCAGCATCACCTACGCCCTGTTCGCAGGCGCGAAAGCGGTGATGAAGATGATGGTGCCGAAGATGCCCGGCATGCCTTCGAACTCTACTGTGCAGGGCAACCCCCTGACCGAGGCCAGCGCCAAGGGCAACAAGGTCAAGCTGGGCGACACCATTCGCCAGATCGCTGGCCACCAAAAGGTATACCCGTCCTACCTGGCTGAACCACGCACCTGGTTTGTTTCTCCACGGGAGCAGTGGATCGAGATGCTGCTGTACGTCTCGGCGGGCGATCTGGATATCCCTATCAGCAAGATCAAGGTGGGCGAAACTCCACTGATTTCGCTGGGTGCCGATGCCCGCGTGACGATCTATCCGCCTGGTGCGGATGTGTCGGGCGATACCGCATCGATGCTCTGGTTCAATGTGGCCGAGGTGGGAGCGAGTTCGAGCGGATCGGCTGGCCTGCAGTTGACGGTTTCGAACAGCATCACTCCATCGGCGCGGGCTTCGGCCTACCAGTTCAATGGCGAAACCATCTCGATCCCTGCGGGAGCGGGCGCGTTCCCTGCCGACTGGGTCAGCGGCTTGGTGATTCGTGCGCTGGCTTACTACGAATACACGGTCATCGATGGTGGGACGGGGCGTGACATCGTCCAAGGCCCTCTGGAGATGCTCAATCCTGAAGTCGGCATGCCGATCGAGGTCGTGGGTGCCAACGGCGGGTTGTACATCGTCAACAGCTACACGCCTTATGCGCCTGCAATACCGCCCGGCGCAGGTACGGCTTCAACGCTGCGGGGCTCCAGTGCTCCGTCGCGCTACGACTTTGATGTGACACCGCTGTCGCTCACCGTCAGCCGAGGCGGGACGGCATACCCGGTCACCCTGAACACTGCGACAACCGACCTTGCCGGTCTGGTGTCGGCGTTCAACGCTGCCAAGGGCGCTGCGCCATTCATTGCCAGCGCCTCGCTGGGCCGACTGCTGATCACGGAAACGTCCGCTTTTACCGGTCTGCCGCTGACATCGACGGACGCGACTCTTTTCGGCAGCAGTCCAATCAGCAGCACCGGCACTGCGCCAACCAGCGGGTCGCCTGAGCAGCCCGCAGAGATGACCTTGAACTATGACGGCGGAGCGCCTGCGAATGGCCTTGCGCTGGGCACTGGCTTGGCCTGCATTGGTCCTAGAGGGTTGCGGTATCGCATCACAGCCTCCGGTAGTTCCATTATTGAGGTCGAGCGTCTGACCTCCGCAGGTGCCGTTGATGAGGATTGGCCTGGGTTCAGCTATCTGGAAAGCGTCAACAGCGTGATCAACCTCGACCCCTCCAGCCTGCAGGGTGGGTACCGCGGTCCCTTCGTCTGCAGCCCGGTCGGGGAGAAGGTCACCGCCATCGAGTATTCCGTCTTTGCGGCCAACGGCCTGATTGGTCTCGGAAAGAAAGGGGACATGTACGCTATTTCATCAGGCCACCAGTTTGAGTACCGGGATGCGGATGTGGCCGGTGCCTGGACGGTATTGCCGAAATGGGTGAGTGGTGCTTCGCGTGACGCCCAGGGCTTTACCTTCCGCCATGAGCTGCCTTATCCAATGCGCCCTGAGTGTCGCCTCAAGCGCCTACCCAAGATCGGCGGCGCGAACGCTGACGAGGTCAACGACGACATGATGTGGTACAGCCTGCGCGGGCTGCGTCAGATTCGCCCAACCAGCTATCCGGGCATGACAGTCATCTCGGCCAAAATCCGTGGTGCTGACCGGCTCTCAGCGCAATCAGAGAGCCAGGTGAATCTGGAGGCCACCCGAATCCTGCCACTGCGCAGCGGCGGCGCCTGGCAAGCACCTGCACCTACACGCGACATCGTGCCGTGGGTGCTGAATGTACTCAAATCGCTGGGCTACACCGACGCCGATATCGACCTTGAAGAGTTTGACCAGTTGCACGCGTCCTGTGTTGCCGATGGCCAGCTCTACGACGAGACGATTGATGCCTCAAGTATTGCCAAGGAAGCGCTGAACAATGCGCTCGCCTGCGGCTGGGCTGAGCTGACCATCGCTAACGGGCTCATCAGGCCAGTCCGTGATGAGCCTAGAGCCGTATTTGAGCGCGAGTACGGCCCTAAGACCCAAACCTACTCGCCGCAGAACATGACCACCGCCTTGAAAATCAGCGGTCCGCTTCCTTCGATCAATGACTATGACGCTGTAGACGTTGAGTTTTACTCGAGCAAAAGCTGGGCATGGGAAACCGTTGAATGCCGATGGCCTGGCGATCTTGGGTTGAAGGTCGAGAAGGTAAAACTGCCAGGCGTGACTGATCGAGATCGCGCCTATCGGTGGGGTATGCGCCGCCGGGGGCACCAACTGTTCCGATCGGATACTTACACCTGGGCGACCACGCTGGCCGGGCGCAACTCGGGTTACTTGAGCTTTTGCGCGGTGGCCAGTGATACACCGGGGCTTTGTCAGAGCGCGCTGTTATTTGGCGTTCAGCCGGTCATTGGCGGGCTGATACTGGAGTCGTCAGAACCACTGGATTGGACTGCCGGCGGCGCCCACAAGATCGGAATCAGTCGCTTGGATGGCACGTTGTCCGGACCTTATCCGGCCACTCAACTCGATGAGTTCCACGTCAGGGTCGATGACCTGGACTTCGTGCCCAGCAACGATCCGGCCTTGAATTCACCACGCCTGCTGTTTGGCCCTGCTGACAAGTGGGCTTACCCGGTGCTGGTGACCTCGGCCGATCCTTCTGGTGGCAACGTCTCAATGAAGGGAATGCCCTATGACGCCCGCGTTTACACCTACGACCACGCCACGGCGCCTGACTGATAAAGGATCTGCTAACCATGCTTGCATACCCTGAAGGTCTGCCTACGCCGCAGCGGGAGGGCTACGGCTTTGATCCTGTCAGCCCGATGACCAGCACAAAACTGGTGAGCGGGCGCTCGGAGCGTCGTCGGGCCTTTGTCAGCACGCCGACTGTGGCGACTGTCACCTGGTTGCTTACACCGTCCGAGGCGCAGTTGTTTG